ATGGCCAAGAAACCGTTCTGGGAAACCAAGTCGCTAAAGCAAATGACCGTTGCGGAGTGGGAAAGCCTCTGTGACGGATGCGGTCTCTGCTGTCTTGTGCGCTTTGAGGAAGAGACGACGGGCGAGGTGACCCCGACCCGGGTAGCCTGCAAGCTGTTCGATTCGGCGACCTGTCGCTGCAGCGACTATGATCATCGGCACAAGTCGGTGCCGGACTGCGTCAAGCTGACCCCGAACAATATCGAAGAACTGGCCTGGATGCCGTTCAGTTGCGCCTATCGGCGTCTGAGCGAAGATAAGGGCCTGCCCGACTGGCACCCCTTAATCACCGGCGACCCCGAAAGCGTCCATAAGGCCGGTGTGAGCATCCGCGGTAAGACGATCAGCGAACGGTCCTTGCCGCGGACTGAAGACGCCCTCGACTTCCCCGCTCCCGATTTTCTGATCGATCGCGGCGACGACACCTACGAGGGCTGAAGACCCCCTGCTCCCCAAACCCAACCCTCTCCCCCTCAAGGGGGGGAAGGGCTTCTTCACTTGCCGCGTCATTGCGAGCGCAGCGAAGCAACCCAGGGGGCTGAAACGAACCTGAATGGATGTTCCCCTGAGTTGCTTCGGCGCGTTGCGCCTCGCAATGACGCGGAGATGATCGGGCATAAAAACCCCCTTCCCCCGCCCAATCTCCAAAAATCACAATCAAAACAACCCGACCCCATAAAGTTCTGCCCCTGTCCCGGTAAGCCCCCATTCTTGGCCCATGACGAGACGACGCCAAACCGACCGGTCCGACGGCAATAGCAAAAGGCTGGCCAGAATGTTGAAGGCTCAGATCGAGGCGGTGGAGGCTCTGGCCCCCGGCGCGGACCATGTGACGGCGGAACGGGCGGCCAAGATGATCGCGGCCTTGGCCAAGACCGCCGAGACCTTAGGCGACCTGAAGGTCCAGGAGGACAGGGTGAACAACGATAATGAACCGGGACGGCTGCCGGACGACGATGACGCCATCGAGCGACTGCGCGCCGATCTGGAGCGCCGATTGGCTCGCCTCTCTGCCAGCCTCGAACAGAAGCGCGATGCTGGCCAGCTTGAGCCTGAGCGACCTGCAACTGATGGATCGCCACTGGGGCTTCTGGGCCCGTCCTGAGCAATTGGCCCCGCCGGGCGACTGGCGCACCTGGCTGTTTCTAGGCGGTCGCGGGGCGGGCAAGACGAGGGCCGGGGCCGAATGGCTGGCCGCAGCGTCGAGGCGCAATGACAGGCTGGCTCTGGTCGGACCCACCCTGCACGATGTTCGAGAGGTGATGATCGATGGCCTGTCTGGACTTTGCGCCTGCGCCTGGATCGGCGGCGCGCCGCGCTTTGAAAGCTCACGCCGCCGCCTGCTCTTTTCCAACGGCGCGGTGGCCTATGCCTTTTCCGCTGAAGACCCTGAAAGCCTGCGCGGGCCACAGTTCGGCGCCGCTTGGGCCGATGAATATTGCGCCTGGACCTATGCAGAGGACACGCTTGCCATGTTGAGAATGGGGCTGCGCCTCGGGGATGACCCTCGGCTGGTCATGACCACCACGCCCAAGCCGACCTTGGCCCTGCGCCGACTGATGGCTGAGGATGGGGTGGTGGTGACGCGAGCCGGAACCTTGGCCAATCGGGCCAACCTCTCCCCCGGCTTTATCGACGGTCTGCAGGCCATCTATGGCGGCACCCGTCTGGCAGCCCAAGAGCTGGATGGCCAAGTGGTCGAGGGGCTGGAGGGCGCGCTATGGCGAGCGCAGGATCTCTTGCTGGCGCGCGGGCCACGGCCCGACCATCTGGATCAGGTCATTGTCGCGGTCGATCCTCCGGCCAGTGCGGGCGGGGATGCCTGCGGGCTGGTGGTCGCGGGGCGGCTGGAAGAGCGCGGCTATGTGCTGGCTGACCTGACCTTAAGCGGGGCCTCGCCGCTCGGCTGGGCCGGACGGGCCGTGCAGGCGGCCAAGGATTTTGACGCGGCCTTTGTGGTCGCAGAGGCCAACCAAGGCGGCGACATGGTCCGTACCGTCCTGACCATGGCCGGTTGTCCCGTGCCGGTGCGGCTGGTCCACGCCCGCCTTGGCAAAAGGGCAAGGGCTGAGCCTGTGGCTGCCCTCTACGAGCAGGGCCGCATCACCCATTGCGGGGCCTTTGGGGCCTTGGAGGAGGAGCTGATGGCGTTGGGCACCGAGGGGATGGATCACAGTCCTGACCGCGCCGATGCCCTGGTCTGGGCCCTGTCCGAACTGTTGCTGAACCGGCGTGCCAGCGCGCCACGACTTTCGGTGCTCTGAGCCAAACCGCTGATCTAGAGGATGAATGAGATGGCCCTTTTTCAACGCGCCCAAAGGCGTGATCGCGGCCTCGTGCCTGAAACCAAGGACAGCAAGGTTCAGCGGCTGATCGCCCTGACCCTGTCGGGCCGTCCGCAATGGACCCCTCGAAACTATGAGGCCTTGGCGCGGGAAGGGTTTGCCCGCAATCCCGTCGCCTATCGCTGCGTGCGCCTGATCGCCGAGGCCGCCGCCTCTGTGCCGCTGGTCGTGTTCGAAGCCGGACGGCGCAGTCCAAACCACCCTCTCATGCGCCTCTTGGAGCGCCCCAATTCCGAACAGGGTTTGCCCGACCTGTTGGAGGCCTTCTTTGGCGCTCTTCAGACCGCAGGTAATGGCTATCTGGAGGCGGTGCAGGACGATCAGGGCCAGCCGTTCGAGCTCTATGCCCTGCGCTCAGACCGAATGAAGGTGGTGCCCGGCGCGCGCGGCTGGCCCGAAGCCTATGACTATTCCGTAGGCGGACGAAATGTCCGACTGACCCGTCAGGCCGATGGCTGGATGCCGGTCCTGCATCTGAAGCTGCTTAATCCCTTGAGCGACTATTACGGCTTTTCGCCCCTCGAAGCAGCCGCCTTTGCCGTGGATGTGCACAATGCCTCGGGGGCCTGGAACAAGGCCCTGCTCGACAATGCGGCCCGGCCGTCTGGCGCTCTGGTCTATGGCGGCGGTGAGGGCGGCGAGCGGCTCACCGATGAGCAATTTGAGCGCCTTAAGGCTGAGCTGACCGAGACCCACAGCGGCACAGGGGCGGCGGGCCGACCCCTGCTGCTCGAAGGCGGTCTGGACTGGAAGCCGATGTCGCTCAGTCCCGCTGATATGGATTTCATCGATGGCAAACATGCGGCGGCGCGTGAGATCGCACTGGCCTTTGGTGTGCCGCCGCCCCTCCTCGGCATTCCCGGCGACAGCACCTATGCCAACTTCAAGGAGGCCAATTCCGCCTTCTGGCGCCATGCCGTCGTGCCCCTGACCGAGCGGCTGGCCAGAGCCCTGACCGGCTGGCTGGGCGCGCAGTTTGCCGATGTCCGCATCGCCTGTGATCTCGACGCGGTTCCGGCCTTGGCTCCGGAGCGTGAGGCCCTGTGGGCCCGGCTGGAGGCCGCAACTTTCCTCACCCCGCAGGAGCGCCGTCAGATGGCGGGGCTGGGTGATGATGTTCCAGCGCAGGACACAGCCCCATGATGGCCCGCACACCCACAACGCCGCGCTGGCGGCTCGATCGTCAGATCACCACCGGGGTCATTTTGGCGGCCGTGCTCCAGACCGGCGGTCTGCTGATCTGGGCTGGCAAGGAGGCGGCGCGGGTCGATCAGATTGAGCGCCGCTTGGACGCTCAGTCCAGCGTCTCTGAACGGCTCGCCCGCCTTGAAGAGCAGGTTGTCGGGGCTCGCGCCGCCTTGGAACGGGTCGAGCGCAAGCTTGACCGGGTGGAGGGACGCTGATGGCTGACGTCTTTCAAGGAGACCTTCAGATCGAGGGCTATGCCTCGCTGTTCTGGACCCGTGATCTGAATGACGACGTGACCGCCGCTGGGGCCTTTGCCGCGTCCTTGCGCCGAACCGGCCCTGAGGGGCTGCGGATGCTGCATCAGCATGATAGCCGCGCGCCGATTGGGATCTGGGATCTGGTGACAGAGGACGAACGCGGCCTGTTCGTCCGGGGGCGGATCTTAGGTCTGACGCCCGAGGCGCGGCTTTGCGCGGCCCTCGTGCGCGCCGGTGCTCTGGACGGCCTGTCCATCGGATTTCGCACCCTCAAGGCCCGCCCCGATGGGAGCGGACGGCTGCGGGTGCTCACCGAGGTGGAGCTTTGGGAGGTGTCGATCGTGACCTTCCCCATGCTGCCAACGGCCCGGATCCGCCAGTTCCAAACTCTTCAACCGCAGGCGGCCTAGGCCCTCTGTCTTTGCCTTCTCAAACCCTGGAGTGACCATGACCCAAGAGAACAAGCAGGTGGCCCATTCACCTGAAACCCGCGCCGCCCTGCATGAGGTGCTGGCGACCTTTGAAGCCTACAAGGCCAGCAACGACCAGCGGCTCAGCGCCATTGAGACCAAGCGCGCGGACGTCTTGCTCGAAGAAAAGCTTGCGCGCATTGACGCCAGCCTGACCGCTGCACAGGGCCGGTTTGATCGCGCCTCTGCGGCCCTGCGCCGTCCGACCCTGGGCGATAGTCCCCGATTGGCTGAACCCGACGAGCATAAGGCCGCATGGGATGGCTATGTGAAGTCCGGAGCGGTGGCGGCGGCCCTGATCGAGGCCAAGGGAATTGCACAGAGCACTGAGGTCGGTAGCGGAACGGTGGGCGGCTATCTGGCCCCGCCGGAATTGGAACAGCAGATCTTGCGCCGCTTGGCCATGGCCAGCCCTATGCGTGATATCTGTCAGGTCCAAACCATTGGCGGATCGGTCTATCGCAAACCCGTCTCGACCGCTGGTGTTGTTGCTAAATGGGTGAGTGAGACAGGAACGCGCGCAGAGACGGATGCCCCGACGCTGGGCATCATCGATTTTCCGGTCAGCGATCTCTATGCCTCGCCCGCCGCAACCCAGGCCCTGCTCGATGATGCCCTGGTCAATATGGACGAATGGCTGGCCGCCGAGGTGGAAGATGCTTTCGCCGCTCAAGAAACCACGGCCTTCATTAATGGTTCGGGCAGCAACCAGCCCAAGGGACTGCTGAACCAGACGACCATCGCAGAGACGTCTCACGCTTGGAACAAGATTGGCTATCTGGCCACGGGCGTCGATGCGCTCTTCCCGACGACCAACCCGACCGACAAGCTGATCGATCTGGTCTATGCGCCAAAGGTTCAGTTTCGCCCTAATGGCCGGTTCATGATGAACCGTAAGACGGTTTCAGTCGTTCGAAAGTTCAAGGATAGCACCGGCAACTATATCTGGAACGCGGCGCTGCAGCCGGGGGCGTCGGCGACCCTGCTTGGCTATCCCGTAGCCGAGATTGAGACCATGCCGGATATGGCCAAGGATAGTTTCTCTGTGGCCTTCGGTGACTTCCAGCGCGGCTATCTGATCGTGGATCGGGCCGGTATTCGGGTCCTGCGCGACCCCTATAGCTCCAAGCCCAATGTCCTATTCTACACCACCAAGCGCGTCGGTGGTGGGGTTCAGAACTTTGACGCCATCAAGCTGCTGAAGTTTGCCGCCACCTAAATTCCTTGCCTCCCCCCAACTGTCTTCGCATCCGGTTTTGGCCGGGTGCGAAGGCCTCTTTGATCCTTTTTCAGGGACCCTTCCCATGACCCTTCAAGTCCTCGTGCCCCCTGCGGCCGAGCCTGTAACGCTGGATGAGGCCAAGGCGGTCCTTCGCGTAACGGACAATGCCGAGGATGCCCTGATCCAGCGGCTGATCCGGGCTGCGCGCCAGCGGATCGAGGCGGCGCTGGGCTTGAGCCTGATCACCACCACCTATCGCGAAACCCTTGATCTTTGGAGCGATAGCCTCACCCCCAATGGCTATATCCGCCTGCAACGCGGCCCGCTTCTCAGCGTCGTTTCTGTTCGGATTGCCGATGAAGCGGGCGAGTTTGAGACACTCGACCCGTCCCGCTACCGCCCGCGCCTCGATAGTCGCCCCGGACTGATCGTCCCCCTTGGCGCAGGCCTACCGCCGTCCGCTCAGCCTGTCGGGGGGCTTGAGATCACCTATCGCTGCGGCTTTGGCGATAGGGCCGAGACCGTGCCCGAGCCCCTGCGCCAAGCGGTTCTGGCCTTGGTGGCCCATGGTTTTGAACATCGTGAGGCGGCGGACCTGCCCCTCGCCCTCGTCGAGCCCTGGCTTTCGCCCTATCGGCGGGTGCGGCTGTGATCGCCGCTCGCCGCGTCCTTGCGACCCTCTTTGCGGTCGCAGAGACCCAAACCGCTTTCGGCGGTCAGGCGCGCAGCTGGACCTCCCTCGCCAGCCTTTGGGTCAGCCTGTCTCCAATCAGCACGAACCTCGTTGCCAACCCCAATCAGCCGCCGCAGCAGCGCGAACAGGTGAGGGCGCAGGCGCGGGACATGGCCGTCGTCGCGGTCGGGCAGCGCCTATCGATTGGCCCGCGCCATTGGCGGATCACCGGTGTTGATCGCGGTCAGCCCAAGCCCGGCCTGCTGGTCCTTGATCTTGAAAGTGACGCAATATGAGCCTTGATCCAGAAAGGGCCTTGCAACTGGCGCTGCTCACAAAGTTGAGAGCCAATGGCGACCTTAAGGCCCTGCTCGGCAACCCGCCAAGGGTCTATGACGAGCCCCCCGCCGATGCGGTCTATCCCTATGTCAGCTTGGGCCGCAGCGAGACCCGGCCCTGGGGCGGCCTTGATGGCGAGGGGCTGGAGCATGTGCTGAGCCTAACGGTCGTGTCGGTCTTCGGCGGCTCGGAGGAGGCCAAGGCGGTCATGGCGCTGGTGCGGCTCAGCCTGCACGGGGCCGCTCTCAGTCTCGACGGCCATCGCCTGATCAATCTGCGCGTCACCTATGCCGACCTCTTTAAGGCGGCCGATTGGCGCTCGACCTTTGGCGTCCTGCGCCTACGCGCCGTCACCGAACCTCTCAATCCCACATCCTAAAGGAGCCCCCCATGGCGGCGCAAAAAGGCAAGGATATCCTCCTCAAGATCGGCGATGGAGCCCCTTCGGAGAGCTTCACCTCCGTGGCGGGCCTTCGGGCGCGCACCCTGTCGCTCAATGCCAAGTCGGTGGATGCGACCGATTCGGACAGCGCCGGACGCTGGCGCGAACTGCTCGCAGGCGCAGGGGTCCGATCTGTGGCCGTCAGCGGGTCGGGGGTCTTTCGCGACAGCACCGCCGATGCCCTCGTGCGCGACGCCTTCTTTGCGCAGGATGCGCGCAACTGGCAGCTCATCATCCCTGATTTTGGAACCCTCAAGGGGCCGTTCCTGATCGCCAGTCTGGACTATGCCGGAGACCATGAGGGCGAGGTGACCTTTGCCCTGTCTCTGGCCTCGGCTGGTCCCGACAGCTTTACGGCCCTGTCGTGATGAGTGCGATCGTTGCGAACCGCGCGAGAGGCCAGGTGATCCAGCCGGTCGGCGGCACACCCCGTCGCCTCTGCCTGACGCTCGGGGCCTTGGCCGAGTTGGAAACCGCCTTTGGTCTGGCGGGCTGGGAGGCCCTGTCTGAGCGCCTGCGGGCCCTGTCGGCCAAGGATATGCTTTTGGTCCTGGCGGCCCTGATGCGGGGTGGGGGCGAAGATCAGGCGGCGGCAGAACTGGCCACCCTTCCGGTCGATTTTCGCGAAGCGGCGATCGCGGTCGCAGCAGCC